TCCTCTACCACTGACATCACAGCATTTGTACTGGTATTCCCTCCATTAACAGAAAATGAGAAATTTGAAATCCTACCCTTCTTCTGGATACCGGAGGATAACATTAATTTAAGGGTTCGCCGTGATCATGTTCAGTATGATTTGTGGGAAAAGCAGGGATACCTTATGACCACGGAGGGAAATGTGGTACATTACGGTTTTATCGAACGCTTCATAGAGGAATTGGGAGTGAAATTTAACATCCGTGAAATTGCATTTGACCGATGGGGTGCAGTGCAGATGGTTCAGAACTTGGAAGGTTTAGGCTTTACGGTAGTTCCTTTCGGACAGGGTTTTAAGGACATGAGCCCGCCCACAAAGGAACTGATGAAGTTGACACTGGAAGAGAAAATTTCCCATGGAGGTCATCCGGTATTGCGGTGGATGATGGATAACATTTTTATTCGAACTGATCCAGCCGGTAATATCAAACCGGATAAAGAAAAGAGCACGGAGAAGATAGATGGAGCGGTTGCAACCATCATGGCTCTTGACCGTGCCCTTCGATGTGGTTCAGGTAGTGGAGAATCTGTATACGCTAACAGAGGATTGCTTATTCTTTAATTTCTGATATCGTTCGAGTTACCTGCATAGTAGCGGTTCCTGTTTTTGAATAGCATGATGCAGAAGTAAAGTATTTTCCTTTATAAGCTTTAGGAAGATCCTTCTGTACAGTGACTTCATAACCAAAAGGTTTAAGTATTGTTTTCACCATGCGTCCTACTGCTGTGCGGGTGAAGCCGTCTGTAAAATCAATCTGTGGTGCATTCAAAGAATCATAGAAAGATTCCAGTTCGGTGACACATGGCGCTAAAGCGGGTTTTCTTGATTCGCAAGCATCGATCATTGAAATGATGTTATCGTCCTTTGATAGCAAATCAAATACAGAGATGGCATGGGTGTTTCCTGTAAACTTGGAGCAGTTTGGGTTTTCATTAAAAAAATCATTAATTGTTGCTTTCATATAAAATCTCCTTTCATATATCACGTGCGTTTATTTACATATGTAATAATACGCCCGTGAATTTAAAATGTCAATGGGAAATTTGAATTTTATTTAAAAATTTATTTGGCATCGTTAGGCTATGCCCTTTTTTATAGCTTTTTCAGGAGGTGATTGCTAATGAATATTTTTTCTAATTTGTTTCGTTCCCGTGATAAACCCAAGAACCGTTTAGGGAGCGGAGCTACTTTTCTATTTGGCAGTTCCAGCAGTGGAAAGAGTGTCAACGAACGGACTGCCATGCAGACTACTGCAGTGTATGCCTGCGTGAGGATACTTTCAGAAGCTATTGCGGGACTTCCACTTCATGTGTATCGATACCGTTCTGATGGCGGTAAGGAGAAGATTCCTTCTCACCCACTGTATTACCTTCTTCATAATGAACCAAATCCTGAGATGACCTCATTCGTGTTCCGAGAAACACTGATGGGTCATCTTTTAATTTGGGGAAACGCTTATGCTCAAATACTTAGAAATGGACGTGGGCAGGCAGTAGCACTATACCCTTTATTACCGAGCAAGATGGAAGTGAGTCGTAGTGCGAGTGGTGCACTTGTATATACCTATTACCGTGATGCAGATGAAAGCGGCATTAATCCCAAGGGAGGTTATATTACCCTCAGAAGTGATGAAATTCTGCATATCCCTGGCTTGGGATTTGATGGGCTTATCGGTTATAGTCCTATCGCTATGGCTAAGAATGCTATTGGTATGTCACTGGCTACCGAGGAATATGGAGCTTCCTTTTTTGCTAACGGAGCAAATCCCGGCGGCGTTCTTGAACACCCCGGCGTTGTAAAGGATCCTGACCGTTTAAGGGAAAGCTGGCATGCACAATTCTCCGGAGCTAATGCACACAAGGTGGCAGTGCTTGAGGAAGGTTTGAAGTTCCACCAGATGTCCATACCTCCGGAACAGGCACAGTTTCTTGAAACACGTAAGTTTCAGATTAATGAAATTGCCCGTATATTCAGAGTACCTCCACACATGGTAGGTGATTTAGAAAAATCCAGCTTCAGCAATATCGAGCAACAATCCCTAGAGTTCGTAAAATACACCTTGGATCCGTGGGTGATTCGATGGGAACAGGCATTGCAGCAGTCCCTGCTCATGCCATCGGAGAAATCGTCTCTATTCATAAAGTTCAATCTTGATGGCCTTCTCCGAGGTGACTATCAAAGCCGAATGACAGGTTATGCAACAGGACGACAGAATGGTTGGCTATCCGCCAATGACATAAGAGAGCTTGAGAACATGAACCGAATCTCGGCGGAGGAGGGTGGCGACTTATATCTTATCAATGGAAATATGACAAAATTGGCCGATGCTGGCCTGTTCGGAAATAAAACAGTAAAGGAGGAAACCAGATGAAAAAGTTTTGGAACTGGGTGCGTGATGAGGATAGTGAGGAACGCACCCTTTATCTTAACGGCGTTATTTCGGATGAAACCTGGTGGGGTGACGAGATTACACCAAAGATATTTAAAGATGAGCTGGAGGCTGGTAGCGGAAATGTTACGGTATGGATTAATTCACCCGGCGGGGATGTGTTTGCAGCTGCTCAGATTTATAACATGCTCATGGATTATAAAGGGCGTGTCACAGTCAAGATTGATGGGCTTGCAGCTTCTGCAGCAAGTGTTATCGCAATGGCGGGAGGAGATGTGTATATGTCACCGGTATCCATGCTGATGATTCACAATCCAAGTACAATAGCCATCGGTGACAGCGAGGAAATGCTTCGTGCCAAAGCACTTCTGGATGAGGTTAAGGAAAGCATTATCAACGCTTACGAGTTAAAGTCAGGGCTTGCACGCACAAAACTATCGCACCTTATGGATGCGGAAACGTGGATGAACGCCAACAAAGCCATTGAGCTTGGTTTTGCTGATAAAATCCTGTTTAATGTTGAGGAGGAACGAAGCCCACTTGATACCGGTCAGGTACTTATTTTTTCTCGTGCAGCCGTTACCAACTCCCTGCTTGGGAAAATCCCTAAACAGCAGAAAGCAAAACCGAAAACCGGAACCACAATTGAGTCGCTTTATCAGCGGCTTTCTTTAATTTCTCACTAAATTCAAGGAGGATAACAACTATGAGTGAAATTTTAAAACTTCGTGAAAAGCGTGCAAAAGCATGGGACACAGCGAAGGCATTTCTCGATACGAAAAGAGGAAACGATGGACTTTTGTCTGCTGATGATACCGCCACCTATGACAAAATGGAAGCAGATGTTGTGGCACTTGGTCATGAGATTGAGCGATTGGAACGTCAGGCAATCATTGATGCGGAACTGAATAAAGTTACCGGAAAGCCTATCACAAATGACCCGGCAAAGGGTACAGAAGAAAAGACCGGAAGAGCCTCCTACGATTATAAGAAAGCTTTCTGGAATGCGATGCGTTCACAGAAACCTAAATACGAGGTATTGGATGCCCTGCAGATTGGTACTGACTCCGAAGGCGGATATCTTGTACCGGATGAGTTCGAACGGACACTTGTAGAAGCATTGGAGGATGAGAACATTTTCCGTTCCCTGGCGAATGTTATCAATACATCTTCCGGAGACCGTAAGATACCGGTGGTGGCTACCAAGGGTACAGCAAGCTGGGTTGATGAAGAGGGCATCATTCCGGAGAGTGACGACAGCTTTGGGCAGGTTTCCATCGGAGCCTATAAGTTGGCCACCCTGATAAAGGTATCCGAAGAGCTTTTAAATGACTCAGTATTTAACTTGGAAGCCTATATAACTAGGGAATTTGCTCGTAGGATTGGTAACAAGGAAGAGGAAGCATTTTTCACGGGTGATGGTACTGGTAAGCCAACCGGTATCCTGGCAGCCTCGGGTGGCGCGCAGGTTGGAGTAACGGCAGCGGCTGCTGCAGCTGTCACGATTGATGAAGTACTGGATCTTTTCTATTCCCTGAAAGCTCCTTACCGGAATAGGGCAGTTTTTGTACTAAATGATGCCACCATTAAAGCTATTCGTAAACTGAAGGATGGTAACGGACAGTATCTGTGGCAGCCTTCCCTTCAGGCGGGAACTCCCGATACCA